AGGAAAATAAACGAAGCCTTGGCTCTTCCGTGTACGGATCATTAGCAAGACGTCTGTGTATTTCCATCTTTCCTTGTAGTCTGTTACGATCAGAGGGCGTCCATCGTACGCCGGATCGCATCATCGTCTCTGCTATGGAAGGACCAAATCCTGTCTTATTCCAGCAAGACGAATCCAAAACAGTGTAGTGGGGGCTGGGATCAAGTTGTTCTGCTTCTAGTATTTTATCAGCCAGTTCTTCTGCTGTCAAGTGATTTTGATATAATTCCCTGTATACCCAAATATTATTGTCCCAATCGATTGCACCCCACAGCACACAGGACGGTGCAGCGTAGCCATAATCCGCTGCGCGGATGCGCGGCCAGTTGGTTGGTAAGTCGAAAGGCTCGACTACATGCCGCACTCTTGAGAATTCGGGGAAGGCCGCTCCCTCCGCCACGTCCCAATCCCCTTCAAGAAGTCTCTTCCGTTCGACTTCCGGGAGCGATCTGAGCATAGCCTCGTACTGGCCGTCTGCTAACAGATAGGGATTGTCGGTCAACCGCGCTGGAACAAACTTACGGAGGAAGAGCGGCTGGCCTGCTTTTTCGTGACCGGGGGGCCACAGGTATTCTCTTTGCGTTTCTATATCGAAGGCAGGAAAAGGCTTGTTTGGTTCGATGTCATCGATATAGGTCTTCTTGACCCACCAACCACCCACTCCTCCGGGGTTGGCTGTGCAGCGCATGTACAGGTGTTGCTGGAGTTCACGATCAGTAGAACGAAGGCGAGAACGCAGATAGTCCCAAACGTAGGGTGTAGGATACTGCGTAATCTCATCGATACCAATCCAGTTAAACGCCTGTCCTTGGAAACGAGTGACGTCCTTGTCTCTGTCTAGATACGTAAACCAAATCGTAGCGCCGGACGGGAAGACCCACGTGGACTTAGACTCACGAAATTTCGCACCCGGAAATGCCTTGACATATAACTGACGCGACTTGTCGATCAGTTCGGTCAGTTCGTCGAGAGTACGCCTAAGAAGAAGCCCACGATGATTAGGGTTGTGACAGAAGCGCAGAGGATCGGCCAAGAGAGCGAAAGATTTACCGCCCCCGGCAGCGCCACCATAGAGAACATCTCTTTCACTCGCGCTAAGAAAGTCTGTCTGAGGGCCGTCATTCGGCTGAAATACGACTTCACTCTCTCCGACAAGATCGCTGACTGCGCTTGGTAAACCATCCAAATCCCCAAGATCGATTGTGGCAGAGTCAGTGCCCTGCAGCGCTTTCTCAACTTTACTCGCAGTCTTTTCAAGTTCTTTCGCATACTGTTTTCTATCCACTGCAGCTTGTGACGTTTTGGCTGCTCTTTTCTTGGCAGCAGTGAGACGCTTCTGCGTTGCACGTCTCGCACGTTCCTTCGTAGACAAGTGATATGTGGCTTTTGGCGCATTCGCGTCTTTTTTAGGTCTACCGCGCTTTTTCGGCGCTTGATCCTGCTTGTCTTCCACGGTGCTTCCTTGCATCATCTATTGTGTTACTGACAAAGTTAGAAAACTCCGTGCCTGTCATGCCGTCCGGAACGCGCATGGCATCTCCACGACGAATGGCTTCATCCTCTGCTTCTTTACGAGTGAGACGCTTCAAGCCGTCCTTACCCATACGCAGAGTAGGTGCGATATACAGCACACCATCTATCTCAAAGTCGATGGTGCGTACTGTTTCGTTCCCATCCGTAATCGGAGTGTTGGGATTCATAGCACGACGCAGCCACGCGGGTTGATTATCCATCTATGACTACTTCATTCTTCGGGGGAAGCAGTACCACGCCGTGTATAGCGGTTACATTGTGGTTTACTTCTTCCGGTGCTTTGACTCCGACCCTATTTAGGAGCGATTCCGCTGCTTTCAAGCGCAGATCATCACCTCGTTCGGGCATAGGGTTGTCAATCGTACTGATTAGCCGCGTAGCAGCCTTCATGGCGTTCACAGACAGTACGTCTCGTGTACGTTCGACTATCTCTTCGGCTAAGTTCTTGCGTAACCAGCCCGCAGAGCCACGGGAGTAGCCCGCATCTACGGCTGCAGCGGTTACATTGCCGCCATTTTCAAATAGAATGTCAAGAAACTGCGCCTGTTGTGGCGTAAGTTCCCGTTCTTTCTTCTTTTGTTGTGGAAGAAGGTTCATTTTACTTACCAAATCAGTGTAGGTGTAGGCTATGACCCACCGAAAGCCGTCAGTCCCGTGTGAAAAACAGTGAAGGTGGCGAGATGCGCTAGTTTGTGAGCGAACCTACACCCATATTATGTGTATGTGTCAAATAATTGTCAAGCAAAAAAATTTTCGGGCTTGACATTTCGTGAATCCACATATAGAATAAGGGTACTACCCGCCGGGATATATATACGCACTGTTTTGGTACGTGTGTAGGGCACTGTTTTGGCCCATATCGGTAACTCCCAAATCCATAAATTGCTGTCGGTGTTGCTAGCCCCATACCTACCACCCCCCGGTGGCCCTTCGCGCGCCCGCACCCGCAGAAAATATAGAGTTTTGGTTTTGCTTTGTGACATCGGCAAGGACAAAGCTTGCCAGAACCCACCACACACACACCGGACCCCCGACAAATTGCCCCGTGACGCGCCCGTGATATGCGCGTGTAAACCCGTTTGGCGTATGGTTTAAAAATTTTGCTGGGAAGTTGGGACAGGATTTGCAGACAATCCCCCCCGGCCATTATTCAATCCCCCCAGTGGCTTGTTGGTTATTCAAAGCCTAGACAAAAAAAGACCCCGCCAAACTAATGACGGGGCAAGGTTACAGAGGAGAGATGCCGGGATATTAGCCCCTCACCGGCAGGGTAACTAGATTATTCCTTGTGGTTGAAAGCATATGTTTTAAGCTTCTTCAGCGGCTGCTTAACATCCATAAAGACAACCACCTTAATCGGGTTGCCGTACTGATCCGAACCGGTCAGCTTCACTGTTTTAAAATCATTGTGGATGGTTGTGTGCAGAGTTACTTCTGCTTTGCCTTTGTGAGCGGTGGAGACGTTTTTTGCTTTTGCGAAAATGTTCAGTTCCATTGATTGCATATCCTCTTGCAAGTTACGAGGCGGGCCAACAACGACCCGCCCCGCATTATAATCACACTTTACTGATTTGCAGCAAGCGAATAATTGACGATCTTATGACCGGGCGTCCTGCTCTTCCGGATCACATAGCCCCGTGCCCGTAAATCAGACAAGCGCTTACTGGCTGCGCTGGGCGTCGTCCTGCATTCCTTGGCAAGCGTGTGCAGCGTGACCGGATAGGTCCGAACCTGCAACACGTGCAACATCCGGGCCAGTGAACGGGGCAAGGGACCGGACGGCTGCAGGCGCAATTCCTGCAGCGGCTGGCCGTGCATATCGGTATTGCTGCCCGTGGCCGGATAGCCTGCCTTAAAACTGGCAATCAAGCGCTTCTGCTCGTCTGCCCTAATTGCGGTTTCAAAATCATCAGTAAGCTTCTTAAAAGCCGCGATTAAGTGAGTAGGGTAGTTCATGATCTTGTGTCCTTTCTTACAAGATGACAATTAGCGCCAAGATGATTGCAACAATCACAAGGCATTTATAAAAGAGGTAGGCACCTTCTAGTTCTTCCATTTATGCAGCGACCCCTTCCAAGTATTGCCAGCCGGGCGAATCAATAACCGTCCGCACTTCATTATTGCGGCGGCTGGCGACTAGTTCCCGGTTGGTGTTGCTATCCCGGCTCATCGGCAGATGAGTGGCATAGTGGGTTAAAGCGTTATAAGCGCCCCAAAGAGTGGACCCTAGTTCTGCCTTCTCTTCCCCGAACCGTTCAAGCAACCAGTTTAAGCGGCGCTCATTGATAGCGAGCGTGGCTTCTACATCAGCTGCCTTTGTTTTCTTGTGACAGATGGTTTCCTTTAAGATGTCGGAAAACTGCTTATCTGTCAGTCCTACTGACTGCCACAGTTTCATCTGCTCACTGTTTTCTGTCCAGTGTTCAAGGCCGGTGGTGGCCTTGGCAATCATAGCGGCGGGCGATATATCCCCCTTGTGAATCTTCCGCTGGTGATATGCTTTCTCGCCCCCGAATACCAAAGTATTTTGGCATAAATCACGATATGCCCCGCTGAATATCTGAAACGCCCATGACTTGTCTACGGAGTTAAAAATATCCATGCGGCACCGTACATTGTCTTCAATCCCTGCCCGATTAGTGACGGCGTGTTGCAGATCGTGAAAAACAATAGTCCGATGAACGCGCTTGCCATGCCCGAAAACCCGGTCCAACACTTCGACATTACCCGTCGGCATGTCACTGGCTTCTAGCTGGCGGGCCTGTTCCGCAAACACTGGCGCATGCGGCACTAGGGCATAATGCTTGCCGATGGGCGCGGTATCCAGTAACGCCCCGGTCACTGTATTCATCAATGCGGAATAGTTATCAAGCCGCACCGGCTCTTCTATTGTCTGCCCCGGCTCTAAATAGTCAGCATGTAATTTGCGCGGCAACAAAGCGTCAAGCGGCACCCTGTTTATGGCGGCGTACTGATCATAAAGGGAAACGTCCGCCGGGTCATTGTGCCGTGCTGTATATATGTCCCCGTCCTGCATTTGCATACGCGCTGCCGCGTTGTTCTCTACTAAATCAAGCATGATAATATGTCCTTTTCCATTGCTTGCCGTCTCCGCTGCTGCGGCGACTGATTGAATCATGGCACAAGATTTGCACATTGCAAAACATTTTGTTTGATTCGTTGATGATCGACTAGCCCCACGACTCGCTGCCGATCCACCGCGCCCGATCCCGTGGCCCCCACCACTGAACAGACCAGCACAGTTCCAAACAATACCGGATTTTATAGTGTTACCGGTTTGTCATTTAGTGTCGCCAGTTTGTCAAGTGATCCCCCACCGATCCCGCCAGACGCGCCAAGTGATTGCCTGTATCTGATAAGGCATAAGGCCCAAACGCTGGGCGGCTTCTTCGTATGCAGCCTGCAGACCGCGATATTCACGGACGCCGATATTAGTACGATCATCGGTCAAGCCCACCTTTTCATTATAGGCAATATTGCGGGCGTGGCCGTCGATGGTCACGTTAAATTCGCCCATGATGTCACAGAAAAAGGACGTTATCTTTTGCCCCTTCAGCATACGTTTTGCCCCGTCATAGTCCGGACGCGCTGCCAAGATGTCCCAAGCCTTCTTTTTCATAGCGTGATAGGTGGATACCTTTACAGCGTCGATCCCGTCGCCCCGCAGGAAAGCACCGATCAAAGCGTCGGCGTTTGTCAAATTGCGTGACCATTTGTTGTTAGGTGATAGGGCAGAGATAACAGCCACCACAATATAGACCGCGATGCCATACTTGGCCGCGATAATATGCGCCTGCTTTTGTGCGTCTGAATACCACAACAAGCCTTCCGCAACCTGTAGGTCATCAGCAGAGCGGTAACAGGCCATGATATTATGGACCATTCTTTCATGATCAATCATCGTTGCGCGTTTCATGATATCACCATCCGGTCCCGGCTAAGGGAATACTTCTCTTTATCTAAGCCGTGCAGTGTCACGGATTCGTCAGTTTCAATCCATACGCGGGCACCACAAGACAATGGTTTATCCGGAGAATATACCACACTAGACGCGCCGTGTATCTCTACACGATGCGCGGTTATATTCTCTTTATATGTTTTTACACTGATTGCCGGGAGATTTGTACCGTTAACAGCATTGCCCCGGACCGCATGCTGATTGACGTGTATTCGCTTTTTCATGTCGTCATGTCCTTTCGTTAAAAACGATATGGGAAACTTAGGGATAATATCCGCCCCGGTCAAGCGGTTTTATTTGCTTTCCTTTTTCCCGCAGCCAACACGTCGGGCAGCGCTGCCGGTCCCCTTTCTGCGTCATGGCTGGCTGGCCGCAGTTATCGCACTTGTAATCATTACCTAGTGTCGTGCGTTTGGCGTGTTTGATTTGGCGTGGTGTCAAAATTTTGGTAGCCACAGTTCCCCCTTGTGTAGCATATTTGTCAGCCGTTTGGCTTCGTTGCGTGTAGCATTTGGCACTGGTTTGTCAGACCAGTCCATGTCATCGATTAGCTTTCGTAGTGCCGCCAATTTGTCAGCGACACTAACTAAGCGGTAATCATCCTTTGGCTCAACCCACATCGTCCGGCTCCCCCGGTTCAGCGTGGTCCTGTTGCCACTTGAGTTGCAGTTCGTCATACACTTCGGCCACAGTCTCACCGTGTTTGTCCATGAATTCTTGGCGCGTCATGTATGAGGCGTCTTCTTCCATTTCGATCATCCAGTCGTTCACCTTACCCATCTCGTGTCCCTACCTTTCGTTCGTAGTTTTCAACGTCACCGATCACATCGTTAATCCTGCCATATGCCAAGTCGAGGCCGCAGTCAATGAGTTCGATGTCTTCTAGTGCGTGTTTTGCCTGTGTCAAGAATGCGCGTACCACTGTTGTCTGTGTTAGCTTGGCGCGATAGAGTTCCCCGTCGCCATGACAGAGATGACAATGACCTATCTTGCCGACAAGTTCACCGCCCATCATGGGATCGGGTTGAGGCTCCTCATACTCAACCTTCCCCCAACCACCACAGTCCCAGCACTTGCAGGCTTCGACGTGGTTCTCAGTCATCTTCCGGCTCCGATTCTTCTGCATACACCCAGTCGGTCCACCACAAGCTGCTGCCGTCGTGTTTCTTCTTTGGTTTGAAGCTTCCTACTTGTTGAAGAACACAGATAGCCTCTTCGATATCACGCAAATGAGACACGTTGATGTCTCTGCAATCATCTACATAATTGATGACATTACGCAGTTTGCCGTGTACGCGGAGCAAGTCAGACCGTTGATTATTTGAAATTTTCATATGCCAATCTCCTGTGTGTTGGCGTTTCGATTACTTACCCATACAGGTATCAAAACAGTACGTCAACACAAAAAAAAGAGGGCCAGTCAAAAGACCAGCCCCCTTTCCAGTTTGGCAACAACTGAGGAGTGTACCCTACAAAGCCCAAAAGGACATTAAAAGACTTCGTAGGGTATACATAGTTTTAACACCAGTGTTTTGTGTTTGTCAAGCCACCTTACGCATTCTTTTTCGGTTCGGCCAACATACAGTGCAACCCAACGTGGATAGTCTACACAGTGTTTTGATTTAACCAATTCTCGTTCGGTTTCGCCAATGCGAACAGAAGACACTGCAGCGATAACTTCATGTCTTCCATCTTCAGACTTGACGTACGGCAGTAGGTCTTCACCCTTGTACTTAAATACTTTAATCTTCATCTCGTTCCTCGTCCAACACTTCGATGTAAACATCAATGGCGTCACGGATTAGGTCAGCGACTGCCACTTGTTCAATGCTAACCTTCTGCATGTCTTCTGCGTGTTTGCTTAGTCTATCATACTGATCTTGCTTCATCAGTAAATTGTAAGTTTTCGTAGGCTCAAGAATCTTGTTGGGTCTTGGCATTGCGTGTTTCCTTTGTCAGTCTTTTGTCTTCT